AGTATAGAGATCTGCCGTTGCTTCGTATTCAACGCGAGTGTCCTGGGCGATCTTGTAGAGGCCGGCCTGTGCCGCCTGGAAATCTGCCGTGGACTTCGTAACGAGCCGCAAGCGTCCATCGAGCTGCGTGTATCTGTCGCTGATCTCGATAAGCTGCTTTGTGATCGCAATGGCTGCAGTCGCTGAGAAGGCGACGCCAATCGCCCCTGCAAACGACTTCGACAGCCCGATCGATTTGTTTACCGCGCGTTCAAAGTTGCTGGCGTCGCCGTTGATCTTTATGGAGATGTTGCCGTTGCCGAACATGGCTTGTGCTGTTTGAGCAGTTCGATGAGATCGTCGAGGTCGCCGTCAGTGAGCTGGCCTGCCTCACGCTTCATACGGTCAACCTTCGCATAATAGAGGCGCCAGAACTCTTTCGGCGCCATCAGGAAAAATGTTGCCGGCTCAATGCCGACATCAAGGACCGCTATCTCGTAGATGCGGCCCCAGTCGATGTCGTCGGCTATTTTTTTTTACTATCCCCAGTCGCAACCTTCGGGCGGACAACCGGGAAGAACGCTGTCGTCACTGCATCGATGTACTGCATAGGCTTGTCACTCGAGATGATCTCGACGTACATATCCTCATCAGAGACGGATACCTCAGCAGTGCGGAGTATGTGGCAGATGATTCGAGCCACTTCTGACACCGGGACGTCACCGCGCGAAGCCCGCGCAGTCAGTCCGGCGAGGCTGATGCCAAGCCCGCCGGAAACCCTGGACTGCTCGATTTTGTTGATGAGCTCAAAGGTCGGCTTGATCGTGTAGGTCTTGCCATGGTAGCTTATCGCTATGTCCTCAAAGATCGCTGCCATATCAAGCGAGGGTTACTGCGCCTGCGCTCTGAAGCGTCGCTTCAAAGGTCACTGCGCCATTATATTCGCCGGTCTGCGCGAACGATGCCACTACAAACGTGCCGGAGAGCGTGTTTCCGTCCCATGCGAGCGAGAAGGCTCCGGAGATGTCCGACGCGCTCATGGCGGTAGTGAGAAGGGTGTCGTCAGTGGCGACGCCGGAAACGCTGATTTCCACGTTCTTGTCGCCGGGTTCGGTAAGGAACTCTCTCCATCCGGACGAGTCGTCGGAGGTGATGTCCACCGGCGAGTTGTTGATCGTGAACGACCTGGTACGAACCCCGGCGATCGCAGTGCTGTCTTTCGAGAGCACCATATTTCTGCCAAGAATTTCTGCCATTTCAGTCTCCTGTTGTTGGGTTAAAGGGCTGTTTCAGGTGCGCCGCGCGTTATGGCGTAGCGTGCCCTGTAGATCATGCGGAGGATGCCGTATGGCCTCTCCGCTTCGCCGACATACTGGCTGTCGGCCTGTGCGTACTCGAGCGAGAGAGCAAGACCGTCGAAATACCTGTCCGTCGCCGCGCTGTGGTCTGCATAAAGCGCCGTCTCGACCTCAGCCTGGACCTTGTCGCAGTTCGCATCCCACGCTGCACCGGAGACATATGCGTCAATGACGACCTCCACCTCTTTGACAAGCGTGGAGAAGTCCTCCTCGACACTGCGCTCCGACGTGGTGTAGACGCAGATCCCAGGCATCGCGGCTCTATCCATCGGGTAGATTCGCGACTTGTAGACCTTTGCGTCTGTCGTCGTCAGCCCGGTAAGGACTGATGCGACTCGGTTGCGTATCTGTGTGCGGACGTGCGACATTACACCTCCTCGAGGGCAAGGGTCGTTATTCCCGTGCCATCAGGCTTCACGTTGATGACGACGTACTCGGTGCCGTCAACGGTAATGGCATCACCGATCTTCACGCCAGACACCTCGACCGACCGCACGAAGGCCGCCGGCTTAGTGCTTTCGATGTCGACCTCTTGCCCGGGGACCGCGTAATACTCGGCCTCGAAGATCACCATGATCTCCGCGCCATTGTATTCTGCAGCGACCGCGAACCCGTAGACCTCATCGAATATCGCGTTCAGATCTTCAGTAAATGCCATCTGTCACCTCTTGCTCATTCGTTTCCTTATTGGCTTCTCACGATCTTCGACCTTGATGACAGGCTCATCGCCTTCGGGAGCGATCTCGGCACGACCATCTGCACAGAGCAGGAGTCCGCACCTTGCCGTCACCTCGACAATGGCCCCTGCGGAAGCAGGGACCACGCCATTTGCGGTCTGGACGTTTACGCCGCGCTTAATCTTCACCCTCATCACCCGGCTGCTGCGACGGTGGTGTAGACGAAGCTGGCAGGGTGCCGAAGCTGGATGTCGCAGTCCTGGAAGGCGGTCAGCGACACGATACCCTTGCGGCTGTAGGTGTAGGGATCGGCGACAAGCTCGAGACCACCCCACATTCCGATCATCAGCTCACTGAAGTTGCCGAAGATGGCACTGTTGACCGACGCCTTCACGCAGTTGGTCGAGCTGAGGAGCGGATAGCCGTTGACCTGGCCATTCTCGGCGATGAAGCCTGCGACACCGGAAGCCCTGAGCGTCTGCTTCATCACACCAACCATCGCCGGGTGGGCGATGTATGCGAGCGCGCCGCGGAGAGCCTTTGCCGTGGCGACCGTGGTCTCCATATTCACCATGTCGGCGTACGACGGGGTATTCGCAGCAGCAATCTCCTCTGTTCCGACTCCGGTGGTGTACATAATGCCGGTCGGCTGATTGCCGGAGCCGGTGCCGGCCAGACCCGCAAGATCCATCGCGTCAGCGATGGCTGCATAAATGTCGCCGCGAACGATAGCCTCGACATCTGACGAGGTCTGCTTGAGCATCTGGCGAGTGACACCCTGATTGACGCCGACGGTCTTCAGCGTGAACTGGAGAAGGTCGAGGTCCATCGCCGAGGTGGTGATGTCGTCGCCGGTCTCAGCTTTCTCTCCGACCCAGTATGCTGAGGTGCCGACGCCGATACGAGCCATATCGTACTTACCGACAAGGCCGCTGATGTAGCGGGCTCCTGCTTTGGCGAGTACGGCCTGCTCGCGGAGGTATTCTATCACCTCGCCGCTATGGATCTCTTCGACCACGCCAGCGCCGGTGGTAGAGCTGATGACTGCAGCACGACCCATCGGCATGGCTTCGTGCGGGACGAGCACGCCGCCGCGCTGCGCGGAGATGCCGCGAGCGGATGCGTATGCGTCGGAGACCTCGAGCTCATATCCGGCATCGACGCCCTTGTCACCGGAGAGGTGACGAATGAGCTTGACGACCGAGAAGCGCTTCTTGTCAGCCTTGGACATACCGATCTTGACTGTAGCCTGGCGCTCCTGCTCAGCAACGATTGCCGGGGCGAGGCTCTTCTCGTAGAAGTCCTTTGGGGTTACGCCCTCGGCGATTGCGCGAGCGGCGAGCTCGCCGGCCTGCGGGCAAAGATGACGAGCAGCTTCGGCCTGCCCGACGATCTCGGCGGTGTGGTTCTGCTCAGGAGCGGGATTCCGGACCCCGCCTTCGATGTTGACTTCAGGTTCCATGACCCTTTCTCCTTCTGTTGGTTTGGTTTGATGAATCTGCCGGTACACGACAGTCTGGTGAGTGGCATCTGCGGACCTGAATCCCACGCCCTGATCGGCGGGTATTGATACGCTCGACACCTCGTAGGGCTTCCACCTCGTGACGTGGAATACACCCATCTCTACTTCTATAAGCTCCTCGATCACATAGCCGACCGAGACGTTCTTCCTGATCCCGTCGTCGATATCGGACTTCAGATCCTGAGCATCAGCCTTGCGGCTGAACTTGAGATCCGAGACCTTGAGCATTTTTTTCTCTGCATCCAGAGCTACGCCGGTGATGACGCCCATCTGGCGCCTCGTGTCGTGGTCCTGCAGGAACGGTGCGGCTCCGCTTCCGATCCACGACAGGTCGATATTCTTTTCGCCGTGCAGCAGTACCTCGGTTCCATAGACGAACCGGTCATCCTTTTCGCAGTACATAAAGCGACCGTCTACCGGCGCCTCGCTCGAGAAGTAGAACTCGTACACGTTGCCGTTGCCATCCTCGTCGGCCCGAACCTGCATCTCGGCACTCCTGTACTGGATCCCGGTCTGCACCTCGTGACGCTCGAGCTCTGCAAGGTTGATGTTTTCGTTTTCCATATCAGCTCATTTTGTGGTTTGGCTCTGCCCGAACACCTCGGACATATCGACGCCTGCCGAGGCCGCCAGCTCTTTCTCTTTCGCAATCCGCTCGATGACGTCCTCAAACTCCATACCCTGCTCCGCAGCAACGTCCGAGAGAGACTTGATCCGCATCTGGACGTTCTTCATGTTCGCGCTCGCCTCCTTCAGCGGGTCGATCCATGCCCAGGAGCGCCCGATCCACGACACGCGCTCATAGTCCGCGATGCGTGACCAAGTGAGTTTCAGGGCTCCCGCCGACATGGCCATCCTCAACCATTCCGCGTAGATCGCTTCATGGAACCAGCCAACAAACCAGTTCTGCTTCGCCTTCCAGTTATCGCGGACCTCGAGCATGCCGATGCGGGCGCTGCTGTAGTTGACATCAGAGAGGTCGTTGGCCAGGCTGGTGTAGTTGATGTTGCCGGCGCTCGCGATGCCTTTCAGGAGCTTGTTGCTGAGTGACTCGAAGGCGCTGGTCGGATGCGTCGGGTCCCAAGACTGGAACTGATACCCCTCCGGGAGAAGGCCGAAAGAGCCGGCCTCTGAATCCATCATCTGGATTTCTTTTGAATCGCCGTCATCTCCTGTGAACCCCGAGTC